ATATACCGGATGTTATACCAACAGCAACCCACATTCCATTACCATAGGAAATAGCTGTAATTCCACCAGTATCAAAAATATTATTTATAGTTTCTACAATACCATCTACAGTAGCATTAGTAATTTTAGTCCATGTAATACCTAAATCATTTGAATATCCAATACATGTACTTGTAACATCTAAAGGATCATTATTACCAACAGATATTAATAAATTATTATTACTATCATAAGCTATACCATAACCTGAACCATTATTACCAAAAGGTGTATTAGAAATAGATGTCCAATCACGTCCATTTATTGATCTTACAATTGTATTATTATTAACTCCAGTATATGGTTGTCCAACAGCCACCCATAATGGATTAGTTAAATTACCTAACCATATTACATCAAAACCTTCAGCAAATATATTATCAGAACTATTAGCTGCTTCCCAATTAATACCTCCATCATCTGATACAGCAATAGTAACACCTCCTTGTAATAAAGAAGCACCACCAACTACAACAAGACGATAAATGTTAGGATCATCTGGTTGAACATTATCTATATTATTCGTAGTAGGTGGTAAAATTGGGCTCCATATGTTTGGTAAATCCATTACTAAATAGGTATCCATTAATAAATCAGCATAACGTGGTACTTTAAATTTAAATGTAGATGTTTCTGTTTCTCTAAGTTTTCTATTACTACCTTCACAGTCAATTCTAAATTTTTGCAAACCAAAATTAGTATATTTTGAATAAACACACTTGAAAAATGTTTTGGAAGGATTACCACTCAAAATAATATTTTGATTACCATAAGATATAAGATTTAATAGACCTCCACCCATTATTATTATTATAAGTATATAATAATAATATTTAACTTTTATTAATCATAATATTATATTAACGAGCATACATTAAAGACGCATTACCACCAATAAAAGATAATATATTATATCTTTCTTCTAATATATTTAAATTATAAGTATAATTATATATATTCCAAACAGGTTTATCTACACCAATACTGTTACCACTTGCATCACATATATCTATTCTTTGAGAATTTGGATTTAAAGGAGGTGGATATGTAGTCAATTCAAATTCTATTTGATTAAATTTACTAATATTAATAGCTCCACTTGGCTGAAAATCAAAAGGATTTGTATGTAAGCAGAAATTATAACAATATAATCCATCTGGTGCATTACCCGAAGTTCTAGTATATTTTTCTATATAATCTAATACACCAGCATCTTGTATAGTCTCTCTATATTTACCATTTAATAATAATCCCCAAGTTCGCATAATAGTTTTTTGATTAGCTAATTGATAATTACCAGTTATTTTATAACCAGTATTAAATCCACCTGGATTATTAGCTGGATTTACTTGTTGTGTTGAACCTCCACTACTAATTACAGTAACAAGTGGTGCATTAGGTGTACCTAAAGTGGGTGTACCATTTAAATCAAAACAACCACTAGGATCTACAACTGAATATGGTTGATAATCATATTCCCAATTTGTATAATTAGACCATTGATTACGTAAATTTACATCATTTCTTTGAAAATACCACATCCAATTTGTTACCATTCCTAAACTTGATATTAATGAAGGTTTTGCTGAATCTACAATATTATCATGAATGTAATGATATGCTTGTTTAATAAGATATTTTTGTTCATTTGCAGCAAATGTTTTAACTTCTTCATCTGTTAAAAAAGCATATGTACTTTCTAAATGAATATCAGTATTCCAAATAGTATTTTTATCTTTCCAATCTTCTAATACTGAATTAGTATCTTCATAATAATAGCCATTTCCCAAAGCTGAGCCAATTTCAACTAAACTACCTTGAACTGTTGGACTTGGTAACCAATTTTTTCCATCACTAGAATATGCAAATTCATTAGATTGGATTTCATCGCTAGCCCTTGATGTAGCAATAAATAATTGTAAATTATCATCCCACATAATCTCACCGACACTACCGTAACCAGCAGCATTACCAACCATTGGAGGATTAAAAATAGTTCTTCGTGGCGTTTCTGCTGGTAACCAATCTTTTCCATTTAAAGAATATGATAATTCATTACCAATAGGAGATTGTCCAGGGTCGTAAGATGATCCAATACTAACCCATACACCATTTCCATATGCTAAACCACCATATGCCCATTCACTGATAATATTTGGTACAGGATTTGCTACCCAATTAATACCATCAGTTGAATAAGCAGTTTCAGTTATATGATCACCAGTTACTCCACTAGATTGAGTAGCAACCCATAAATTATTACCATATTCAATTGATACCACAACGGCATAGATTTTATCAACAGGAGTAGGAGTAGGACTTGCTTGCCAGTTAATTCCATCAAATGAATAGGCAAATCGGTTTCGTGTATTTACTATAGGTGGGGTAAGAGGGTCATTTGGAATTCCACCAGCAACCCAAATACCATTTGCGTATTTTACAGTCGTACCACCAAGAAATATACTATATTCTGGAGTAGGACTAGTCACCCAATTTTTTCCATCAAATGAATATGCAAACTGATTACCTGTACCTGGAGCAAAAGTACTCTGCTGTCCTACAGCAACCCACATATTATTACCATATTCAATTTGTCCGAAACCCCTTAATGTAAATATACTACCAACAGGTGTAGGACTTGGTAACCAATTTTTTCCATCACTAGAATATGCAAATTCATTAGCATTATCAATATTATTTGATTTTCTACCCATAGCAACAAAAAAATTATCTTTATTTGAAGAAATAGATATTATATAAGAAAATATAGATTGTTCTGGACTATCTATCCAATTTTTACCATCTAAGGAATAAACAAAAGCTGATTCCGTGTTTGTTATCGTACCAGCACCAACCACAATATGCACTTTATTTTTTATATTAATAAATGAAGGTGGTGGTTGTAAAAATCTATAAAATTGATAAAGCTGATTACTAAAATCCGGTTTAATATGTGGTCCAATAGTTACAGATGATGTAGGAAGATTTTCCCAACCATTGTCAGGTGCAGGTAAAAAAGGAGAATTTGTTGTAGGATTTACAACAGTTTCCATATCTCTAACAGTAAATAATTCATTTAAAGGTCTAATATCAACTTCAATATAAAATTCTTGATATTGTAAACTAACTAAAGGAAAAGCCATTTGAGAAGCTAATGTAAACCAAATATTTAATGGTATATAAAGTTTTCTTGCTCTAATAGATGGTTCTGGTCCAAGTGAATTATAATTAGGAATATTTGTAGGATAAACATTAGGATAATATCCATTACGTTGAAAAGCATTTGCAGGGTCATTTAATTCTGGTATATTACCAGTCATTCTATCATATAAATCTTTTTTTGTATTATCAAAATCTCTCTCTACCATACATTTAAGATATTGTCCAGTAAATTCCTGAATAGTTGAATTCCCAACAGTAAAACGCACACGTTCAATAAGTTGCGTCCCCAAATCTTTAATCCATTTAAATTCATAAGGTTTCCATATATCAGTTATGGTTTGTTTTATAGAACTATTATCTGTTGTAGGAGGTAAAATAGGGCTCCATATGTTTGGTAAGTTAATTACTAAATAGGTATCCATTAATAAATCACCGTAACGTGGTATTTTAAATTTAAATCTAGAAGTTTCTGTCTCTCTAATATTACGTAGTCCCTCATAATCAATTCTAAATTTTTGTAAACCAAAATTTGTATATTTTGAATAAACACACTTAAAAAATGTTTTGGAAGGATTACCATTCAATATAATATTTTGATTACCATAAGATATAAGATTTAATAGTCCACCTGGCATTATATAATATTATATAATATTATTTAACTTTCTTTGAAATGATTTAATATTATTATTTAATATAAGTAAGTATGTTAGATAAAATTAAAAAATTTGGAACAGAAAATTTAAATAATCTCAACTCAATGGGTAAATTAGGTCAAACTATAGTTTTTATTATTGGAGCAACTATAGTATTTTTAGTTTTAGCATATATTTCCAATAAAATGACTTTAAATGCAAGAAATTGTACTAATATGAATAATTTATATAAAGATTTTCCATTAATTTCTACAATTAGTTTACAAA